TTATTGTTGCCCGTTATCATCCTGCCCTGGCTGGGGTTTGGGATTAAACATATCGCACAGCATATTCAGCAGCCGCAGCCGCACCTGAAAGGGGGAGTGAGTAAACACGTTCAGACACCTCATTAATTCGTTCATACCACACCTCCGCGTCTCACAGTCAGTAAACATCACGACTGTTCGCATTACATACAGATATAGCACAGGCTATGTTATAAAGCATTAACAATCTACTAAAAACAATGAGTTGTATAAATATCAAGGGGTTGCGCTGGCAAATAATCGGCAATAATCGGCAGTATTTCTATTCTACAGCGACACTTTTGCGACACTTTAACGGATTGAGGCGCACCGCATCTTCAAGGTGGCTCGGCGCAAAATGTGCATAGCGCATAGTCATGGTTATTTCGGCGTGGCCGAGAATTTTTTGCAGAACCAGAATGTTGCCGCCGTTCATCATAAAGTGACTGGCAAATGTATGACGCAATACATGGGTAAGTTGTCCGGATGGAAGCTCAATGCCAGCGCGCTCCAGCGCAGAGCGGAATGCGTTATAACAAGGCTTAGGGAACAGAGCGCCTTTTGTGTCAGGCAACTGGGATATGAGCTCATCATCAAGCGGGATTGTTCTGTTGCGCTTTCCTTTCGTTTTGACGAATGTAACTTTGCCGCCAGCGATTTGAGAGCTTCTAAGCGTTGCCGCTTCATTCCATCGAGCGCCGGTTGCAAGACAAATTTTAACTACTAACTCTAAGTACTTAACTTTGCTTCGTCTGCATTCCAGCAAAAGCCGATCGATTTCCTCGGCATTGAGGAAAGCCATTTCGGTTTCATCAGTACGGTACTGCCTGACGTTTTCCAGTGGGTTGGGGGCAGACCATTCCCCGATCCGTTTTAGCTCATTGAACATAGCCAGAAAGTAAGCATGTTCAAGATTCATCGTTTTAGGTGATACCCCTGATACCCGGCTTGTGCGGGCATAAAGACCTTCAAGCCGCTTGGCTCGATAGGTTGTGAACAGCTGGGCATTAAATTCAGTTGCCAGCGGAAACCCCATGCATTCCGCTGCCCAAGTCATAGCATCTTTACGTTTCTGCCCGTTTCGTAAGGCAACGCCGTGTCGTTCAAACCATATTGAAATTAAGTCAATCAATGTTCGTTTGTCTTTCCCTTCACCCAGCCACGGCGCAATTTCCACTTTTTGAAGCGTGTGGTTCTCAAACGCCAGGGCTTCCCCTTTCGTGGCGAATTTTCTACGTATGCGCTTCCCGTTCTTACCATTGCTACGGTTGACGGTGTAAAAGTCGGCGATCCACTCGCCGGTGGGGAGTTTTCGAACGCTCATTTATTCAATCGTCAAAATAACGCGACCAATAATTTTTATGTCATCGAGCCCGCAATCAAAAGCCATTCCGACGCCACTGACCCGGACTTTTTTTACAGGAATGCGTGTAAGTGTGCGTACACCTACCTTTCCTTCAATTTCGACCAGCCATTCATCATCAAAAACTTCTGTAAATTGCTGTTCTATAACATATTGCTTTGAGCCATCGATAATACAAGCGGGATGTGCGGGTAGGGGTTTTCCAGGCAAAAAGGTTACCTTATCAAACAATAAAATCCCTGAATCGTAGAGCTGTCCATCTACGATTTTTTTGCGAGGTAATTTGAGAATGTCTAACTCTTCATTGTCGAACTTGCGACCAGTACCCGTAGCTAACCATTCAAGGGTAACGCCTGTTTCTGCCATGCATTTCAACATAATGTCAGCTGGAAGGCCGCCGCGCTTGTAACGAGCAGAAAGTGAGCTGGAGGCTATGTCTAAATGTTCTGCCAATTGTAGCTTTTGCGTGAAGCCATAAGCCTCCAGAACACGGTCAAGCACTGGTGCGCTGTCTGTCTGAGGATCTAGTCTAAATCTCGCCATGATTAAAAGTTGCATAGACATTATCTAGATGCTGTTGACATCTAGATTTAATCTAATTAACCTTCCTCCCGTAAGTAGATATTGCCTTATAAAAACCGATATTGCCCTATCGGGTAACCGAGGAGTTTGCCTTATGCGACCTAACATTACAATTGTCATCCCTGAACCCTACCTGCCTCTAGAAGAATACTGCCGCCGAACCGGTACAAAACTTGAAACAGCCCGCAACCTGATTGAATACGGCAAGTTACCTATTAAGCCGAAGGGAGCTCAAAAACGCGGTTTGGTTGAAGTCAATATGGCCGCTCTCACCATTCAAGCGCTAAGCGAATGCGATATTTCGCTTAATGCGTAATCCAGGCTATCAATTAGGAAACGGCGAATCATGTACGATTACAAAGTTTCGGTACATAACTATCTCGACGATGCTTGTCGCGCTTTTGCACAGGCTCACAATCTTACTAACCTGGCCAAAGCTGTTGGAATGCGGCCTGCAACGCTGCGTCATAAGCTGAACCCGGAACAGTCACATCAGCTATCGCTTTCTGAACTTATCGCTATTACGGATTACACCGAGGATTCACGAATCCTTGATGGCCTGCTGCGTCAGATTAATTGTCAGCCATCCGTTCCCATCAATAACGCGACGCCGGGAAACATGCAGATTTGCGCGCTGACCGCTGCGGCCAGCGTGGGAGCGATAGCCGGTGAGGCTGTATCAACTGAGCACATGAGCGCCGCGCGCCGTAACCACATCCTTGATAAAGCACGCGATGCTATCCGCAGCCTTTCACTGCTTGCTTACACGGTTGAAAACCGTATCCATTCCGCGCCCGTTCTGGCTGCTGCCGTCGATATCGTGACCGGCAGCGCTACCGGCCTGATGTAAGGGGGGCACTATGCGACCTTTCGTTACTTATCTGACCGAGCAGTCACCCAGCCCGCAGCTGAATGCCTTTAGCCACGGCTGGATTGAGCTGCCGAACGGGCAGCGCTGGAACCCGGCGGCCCGTTACAAATTCACGGGTAAAAGCCTGCGCCGCCCACTGTGGCGACGTTTACTGAATATCAAAGGGGGTAAGCGTGGCTGATAACAAAGAATGGCTTGCCCGTATCCGCAGGCAGATTAACCCCAGCCATTCCGCCGCGGCGGATTTTTGGGATTCGTTGCAGCCTGAATGGCGCGGTGTGGTTCTCCATGCCGCGGCGATTTCCGGCACCTGTGAACTAAAAGCCACCCTGGCGAAATGCAGCTGGAGTGAGCTGTATGCGCGCGTTGGGGTTCGTGGAATGACGCAGATACGCACCGGCATACAGCTGGCGCGTAACACCTTTGGCGGCTTTGGCTCACTACGCCGTGATGATTTTTTGCCACGCACCGCTAACCGTCAGGAAAAGCCGTGTGTGCCGGTTAAGAACGGCCCGGAAATGATTATTGCGCCGCAGATACTCCAGATAATGGAGCAGCGCGCGCAGCTGCATAACAACACAGGAAACTGAGCAATGACGATTATCGCGGTAGAAAAAGAGTGTTTGATGCAGGAAATGGCAGCATGGCGCGTGCCGATGAATTATGTGCGCGCCTTCACTGCCAAAAGTACCCAGGAAGGCGGCCTGATTGGTCTTGATCCGTTTTTCTTCAACGACACGGAGCATCTGATCAGCCCTCGTCACTGGCTGGCCATTCAGGCTGCATTCTGGTGTTGCGCTTACCGTGAGGCAGAAGCGCGGGAAGCACAGATTGAGGCTCTTGCTGGCGTAAGGGCCATATTTTACACGGCGGGCGCGCTGGGCGTCGGCGAAATAACAGCAATGATCCAGGCGTGGTGGCGCGCGGCTTATCCGGTTCACCTGGTGCCAGCCCCGAACCATTCAGCTGCTGTAACTCCTCCCGTTTTTCATTAATTAACCCGGTAATGCACAGGCCACACATGATGTGGCCGGGCATTCCTTTGCCTTGAGGAAACCCAAATGAAAATGATTCGTAAGGATTTAAACGCCACGACGCCAGCCGCTGACATGATGGCCATGTTGGCTAAAGCGACACAGGAAGGTAAGGCAGTCGCCGCCGATTTATGTTCCACCCGTCTGGATAAACTGGCGACCTATGCCGCTAACGAAGGCTTAAGCGCTGCTGAAATTGTGGAGCTTATCCGCGAAGAAGCTGCCGCAATTACGAGCAAGGGCGGTGCAGCATGGCAGTAAAAACCAGGCGTATGAAAGTATCCGAGGCGCAAATGACTTTTATGCGCGGCATAGCGGGTGAGAAGGGGGTCTATGTTCCCCGATATCCAACCAGCCGAACAGGTCTTGCTTTAGCTAAAAAAGGGTTAGTTCAATTCCACTGGGGGGCTAATCGCTGGGGTTTAACTTATGAAGGGTTGCAGTTTCTGGGAATTATAGGTGAAGAAGCTGCGAGCGAAGGCGGTGTAGCATGACCAAACCTATTAAAACACCGCTTAAATGGGTGGGCAGCAAAGTGCGCCTTATGCCGCAGCTGCGTGACCATTTGCCGGAAGGCAAACGCCTGGTT